AACAGTCAAAGACCATGCTGTTCGCGGTGGCGTCAAGCAGACCATCATCCAACGCCCTAGCAAAGTTACATTAGATGGTGAGGCATACTGATGTCAGTAGAAAACCTACGCATCGCATTGCGCGATAACATGGACATGACAGTGTACAAGGTGGACGGCAAGCATGGGATGCCCAACGTCCACTACATTGGCGAAGGCAAGTATCCAACTGGTTGGATGCTGCTTTTGCATATCGATGAAATGGGCAAGCGCGTGTCCACTGGGCTGAAGCGAGAGCATGTCAACTGGATGTCAGACTACATCAAGAGTGGGGGCAACGCTTGGGTGATGGTCCGTGTTGGTCGCGAACTGAACTGCCTGTTCTGGGGGGCAGAGGCTGTGCTAAACACGCTATTTGATCGACCCAGTCCAAAAGACTTTGTCGAGCTTGCGGCATACCACAAGCGCGGCAACATGAAGTATTACGACTGGCATGAGATGCAAGACGTGATCATGAACTAGCGCGTGGCGTTTAGAACCTTCTGTGCTGCGTCTGGGTTGAGAGATCCAAGGATGCTTTGCAACGACGCTGAACTTGTTTCTTCTTGTGCTGGCGCTTCTACTGGTGGTTCCACTGGGGGCTGAATAACACCTTCATCTGCACTGACCAACAACGCAGTCTGCAACCAGTTGCGAGGGTCTGTGATTCCCACTGCATTGGCAAAGCGCTTGTATGCTGGAGACTTCATCACCTTATCCATGTTGGGCTGTGAAGCATCCATTGCCAAGCTTTTGAACGCTGGACTGTTCAAGAAATCACCAGCAGCTTGAATTTTCTGCTTGTCTGTTTTGCGCAATAATATTTCGCCAACTGCATCTGCTGCCGCACCACCAGCAGGGCCACCAGCAGCTTGACCAGCGACACCTCGAACAATGCGATTGCCCATTGTGGTATTGAGAATAGACTTGATCAAACCATCGGCAGTCATTGCCTGAACGAGAGCCTGATTTGATTTGCCTGTTGAAAGCACAGCGCCACGCGCCTGTGTGATGCGCTTAGACATTTCATTCAGATCCGCAAATGTCTGGGCTGTTTCAGGCCCAAGGATCTTCATGACACGACTGTAGACTGCTCCGTTTTTCTTCAGGCCATCATAGAACTGAGCAAACTTTGCAAAATCAAATGGGCCATCAAATCCAACGGCTGTCGAGGATGTCAGAGATCCAATAGCTGTCGCGACTGCTTCACGCTGAAGCTCTTGAGGAATGATCTTCAAGGTGCGGTTTAGGTTTGCGATGTCGCCTTTCTTGCCGCTGTTGATTGCTGTCAAAAGCTTTGGTGCGATACTGCCTTCGCCGTCTTTGCCGAAGAAAGAAACTAGGCGCTTTTCCAACGCTTTTTGTTTCGCTGTTGTTTGATTGGCCAGACGCAATGTGGAACGCGCTTGATCACCGCCAACTGACTGGGCTGTGTCCAGATAGTCATCAGTCAGCGCGGCATAGATCCGCTTTGCTGTGCCTGTGTCCATATCAGCATATTCGCCTTCGCCTTTGTTGATCGCGCGGCCAATGCTGTTTCTGAACTTCTTCAATGCTGCGAATGTCAAAGGTGTGTTTGCATCTGTGAGTTTGTTAAACAAGGCTTTTTCTTTGCCTGTCAACGCGCCTACCCCACCAACTTCTTCGAGGATCTGATTAATCAGCATGACGCTGTTGCGTGGCTCGACCACTGAGCTTGCAGGGACAAGCTGATCAACTTGCTTGTACATCTCAGACGCAGATCTTTCGAGTTCACCTCTGGTGTTCAACACGTCAGTTTTTACGCGATCTGCAATTGACGAAATATCTGGATTGGCATCCAACTCTCGCATGATTTCATCTGCGCGTTGTGAGGCTAAAACAACTGTATCTCTAAATGTTGCTTCTGCTTCGCTTCCAGCAAGAGAACGAGATAGACCAGCCGCACCTTTTAGCTGCGTGTCATCGCTCAATACATCTGCTGGGACATCGATGCCAAGACGACGTGCTGCTGCTGCCGCCTGTGGATTGATACGAGCCGCCTGTGCGATTGCTTCTGCCGCTTCTTGTGATCCACGTCCACCAGACGAAGCAATCCTTATAAGCTCTCCCAGACGCTCTGGTGTCATGCTAGATACTGAAGGTGGCTTTGGCGTCGCATCGATCTGAAATTCTGTTTCGCGCAGTGCAGCAAGCTCATCTGGAGTAAAGCGTCTTGCCACTTCTGCCTCTTGAATGCCACTGACGCTAGGATTGCGAACACTGCGTGGACGCATGACAGAGGTTGGAGATCCAGCAAATGCGTCTGGCATTGCCATCATGTCTCTTGCAAATCGATCTGCTGTGCCTTCATCGACGCCAGCGCGTGTGAGAATGTCAGCAGCGCCACCCACCAGATAGCCATATCCAGCCATGCCATAGCCAGCCGCTGTAGCCATGCCATCGCCAATGAACTCAACAGCATCTCTGAATGCCTTGGGGAACTTTACTTGGATGTCGCCATAGCCCAGTGGCATCTCTTCAGGAAGGTCTGTAACGCCTTCACCAGTATATGGGTTCAAACCACCACTGGCTTGCTTTGCTAACTCTAGGCCCGGCTGTGAGTATTCTGTGCGGAAGTCTGTCGGCTTTTTTTCCTGTTCTGGCAGCTCTGAGTCATCAACACTTGGAAGCATTGGGTCAACAGCTTGAGATTCAGCAGCTAAAAGTTGCTGTTTCAGCTTTGCTTGCTTTAGTTTTGCTTCTCTTAGTTTTTCTTCAGCCGTTGCCATTTTACAAACCCAACTCTTCTAGCCGCTTTAAGTATGCATCAAGTTGATTGCTGTCCAATGAATCTAGATCAACATCTTGCAACGCCGCTCTATCCATTGTGCTGAAATCAAAGTTTGTTCCAGACGCTTTACGCTCTGCTTCGATGCGTTTTAGCTCTTCTTGCTTATCTCTGACGTGACGCAACCAGTCACCAACTGTCTTATCGCCATCAGATAAGAAGATTGCCTGATCGTTTAGATAGGCCATAAGCTTGTTCTGTGCTTTGATCTTATCATCTAGCCATTTGATCAAATCAGCTTCTGGCAAGTTTGTTGGCAGCGCTGTGTTGAGCGCCATGTTCAATTCGCTTTCGCTTAGAGCGCCGAAAGTAACAGATCCTACAACATCTAGACCAAGACGGTTCTTGACGTTTTCAAGAGCGATTGTTGAAGCTTTCCAGTTGGGCAATAGATCAGCAAGCTGACCAGAGTTTGCACCACCGCCACCTTGATCTTCTGGCAAGAGAAGTCTTTTCGCTTCTTCTAGGTTGGCAATGTTTGTTCTAATTTCACCAACTCTTTCAAACGCAGCAAGTGCGGTGTCAACGCCAACAGTGCCAGCACGTCTTGCACCTGATCGCTCACCCTGAAGCTGAATGCCACGCTCTTCAGCTTCTGTAATGGCTTTCTGCGCTTCTTCACCAGTTACTTCGTTACCAAGGCCATCCACAACTTTGCGTGTGCCGTCGTTAAATGCATAAACAATTACACCGCCATCAAGTATTTTACTTGATTGAACATTTGCTGCATCTTCGTCTGTTCCACCCTTACTGTCAGTCCAATCTTCAGGTGGTACAGTGGCCCAACCTTGGCTTTCAAATTGTTTAGCATCAGCTTCGTTTTTAACGACAACAGGATCAAAACCAGTTTTAAAGAATTTGCGTTCTTTGAATGTAGTTGTGCTTGTGCTTGGCTTTTCATAAGGAGCCACAACTTTACCAGCAGCTTTCTCCGCTTGTATTTCTGATGGCGTCATGACTTGCGGCACACCGTCAACCATGACGTTAATGTATCCAGCCTTTGTAACCGTTGGTGGCTTCAGACTTGGCGCAAGAGACAACGCAGTCTGCATCCGCGCACGATCTGTCTCTTTCTTCTCTTTTTTCTTGGCAGCTAGGTAATCGGCTGGTGCTTGCATCGCTCCCACAGCAGATCCTAATACAGTAGCACCCGGCTGTGACGCCTGACGCCCCATCTCAAGGAAGTATTGCAACGCCGCCTCATAAGGGTCAGGCTTCTCAACTTCAGGGTAAAGCTGTTGGGCAAAGTCGATAGCCATCTGGCCACGCTTTGTGCCGCCAGCCAACTGACCTAAAATGGGAGTCAAAGCACCCATGTTACCCATGTCATTTACGCTGCTTCCTGTGGCTCCAAGGCGTGTTTTTGCTACCATGACCTACCCCTTAATCGTTTGCCATCTTATAGGCGCTGTACCCTGCGCCCAGACCGCTGAGAAGCTGCGCGTAAACTGATGGGTTTGCCTGATAGCTGGACCCTAGCTCATAGCTACGGCTTCTTGTGCTGTATGGTGTACCAGACAATGCACCAAGTGCGAAGTTGACCATCTCTTGTGGGTACATTCTCTGATCCATGTAATCTGCGTATGCCAAGTCGAGCGCACGTTGATCCAAGATGCGCTGCGCCTCGCCAGCAGAGATAAGCCCAGCCGCTGCACGGTTTTGCAGATCCATGACCAAGCCACCCATGTTTTGGTAGGCGTTCATCTGAGCGATACGAGCTGCTTCGTCTGTCTCGAAACCTTGGCGTCTTGCCTCTTCTGCTCCAAAACGTGCCGCACGTTCATCGCCATAGCGACCATACATGATGTCTTCTGCGCCGAATCTTGCAGCGCGATCTGCCTCTGCTTGCTCTCTGCGCATATCTTCTGCTGAGAAGCGACCAGAGCGATCTTCCATAAACTGACCGCGCATAACGTCTTCTGCACCAAACCGCGCTTGCTGATCTGCCATGAAGCGATCTCGCATGACATCCTCTGCGCCGAAACGCGCTTGGCGATCTTCCATGAATTGGCCACGCATGACATCTTCCGCGCCAAATCGTGCTGCACGATCTCGCTCTGCCTGTGCCAAGTCTTGGTCGTATCTCTGTGCCGCAAAGCCCAAACCTTCACGCGCTGCCTGTGCGCGTAAGTCTCCAGCCGCTCTTGAGCCTTCCCCTGCTGCTGTGCCTTCGAGAATGCCTAGTCGAGATCCACCAAATGCACCACTACGCGCTGCTGCTGCTCTGGCTTGGTTTTGCGCTTGAATTGTCTGCTCTTCGATTTCACGAATAGCTGGGTCCATAGACCGCTGGTAGATGTCCATGTATTGTTGCGCAGCATCCATTGAGAATGGAGCGGCAGATTCACCAATCAACTCTTCGCGTGTCGCACCTTGGTATTGGCCAAGTAGATCTTCGCGTGTTGCGCCTTCATACTGACCAAGTAGTTCGTCGCGTGTTGCACCCTGATATTGTCCTAAAAGTTCATCTGCTGATAAGCCTTGGAAGTCACCTTCCAGATAAGCACGGCTTGCACCACTATATGGCGTACCCATCAGCTCTGCACGGCTGGCAGCGTCGTATCCTTGGCCTAGCGTGTTTGCAATGGCAGAGGCACGGTTCATGTAGGGTAGATAGTTTTCAGCACCAGAGCGCAGTATTTCCATACCAGCGCGTTCATCTGCTGTTAGCTTGCTTCCATCGTATGTGGCTGTTCGCTCACCTGTGTAGATAGGATAGTCAGATCCAGCGATACCTGTGGCAGAAGTAAAGATCTCTCGACCAGCAGCAGCAACCCATTCTGGGATCTCTGTGCCTTCTACGACATTCGTTGCTTCAGGCAATTCAGTGTATGATGGTGTGCAAAAACCGCCCATTTAAGCCTCCGTGTAGAGCGATCCGACCTTGTTTAAGCCAAGACGCTTATAAAACTTATCTTTTCGTTCATGGTCGCCAGAATAAACGTGTCCCAGCTTTACCTTCATATTAGTATCTCTTGCGATTTTCATAAAGCTTTTGACCAAACTAATCGCAGCTCTTGATGCTCTATGCTCTTTGTAAACGAAAAACCAGAGATCAGCTATATATTTTTCCGTGGACCACCAGTCTGAGCTATCTAGGCCAGCCATTGAGCCAGCGATCTTTCCATCAATTTCGTATATCAACACAAAGCCTTTGTGGATTGCGTTATTGATGGCAGCAGTTAGCTTTTCAGAATCGATGGAAGGAACTTCGTCAACAGTCTCAGAGTGCATTACATGCAGCATTACATATAATTCAGAAAGATCCTCGACTGTTGCAAGTCTCAGCATTACCCCATACCACCTAGTGCGCCCATCTGTGGGCCAGCTTGCTGCTGTTGCTGACGTGGCGCTTGTCCACTTTGTGAGATCGCTTGCATCAGAGCGCGAAGTTCAGGAAGTAGCATCAGCAGTGCCTTTGCCGCTTCTGGCGTAATCGCACGATCTAGTTCAGCAAGTTGCTCGTCTGACATTGCGCCTAGTCGAGACACCAAAACTGCTGCCAATTCTGCTGATGGCTGCATGATGTTTTGCCGCGCTTGGTTTACTGTGTTTTCATCAGGCGCTTGACCTTGCTGACGTGGCATACTTGCGCCACGCATGTCAGGCATTTCTGGTCTTTGGTTCATTTGTGGTTGTCGTGCCATGATAGGCTCCTTTTAGAAGAATTTAGACAAGAACCCGACAATTGCACCAGAGCCGGGGATAATTGCGTTTGCGACGTATGAGAGAACAGCCGTTTTACCAGCGTCTTTTGCAGCTTCAACTGGATCTGCACCCATCGCCACCTGAGTAATAAAGTCAGCACCAGCAGCAAAGCCTGTAGTTTTCAAGTTAGCCGCTCCAGATTGTGTTCTAAAGTCAAGACGGTTCATGACTCGACCACCGTAATCAGCAGCGGCAGCGCCACCAACTCCAGCGCCACCAGAAATTATACTTTTACCAGCTTGCACGGCTTGTTGTGGTGCTTGATCTTTATTTAAGAAGTTAAGTGGGTTTATCGCGCCAAAGCCAGCTTTTGCTGCTTCTTCAACTCCAGCGTTTCCAGCAAGTGCAGACCCAAATGCACGTCCAGCCCCTGCTGCTGTTGCCCCTGCGACCTTCTGTCCAGCGCGAACTATCTCTTGCTGCTGTCGCAACGCCTCTTCCGCGTTCATGCCATACTGCTCTGCAAACTCTTGGCGAAGACGATCCATCTCTTCAGATGTCATGTTCAAGTCTTCAGCAGGGTCATAGGTAATCGTGCCTGTCTGCTGTGCTTCGATGAACTGGAACATTGGCATATACTTTGTGCCGTAGATGTTTTGCAGTTCACCCATTGCAAGGCCGGGGTCGCGAGACTTTAGTTCAATGGTTGGTAGCGTGATTGTACCGTCTTCGTTGGTAACTGGCGCATCAATCATTGCGCCACCTACATTGGCTAAAGCCCCAATGTTTGGGGCTAAGTTAGGGATCAAATCAGAACCAATAATGTTAGACGTATTGATTAGACTTCCATCAGCACCAACAACAACAGCCATTAGCTTACCTCCAGTAAACTCGCCACAACATGCAACCGATCTGCCGCTGCCGCTGTAACCTTAATAATTTCGTTCTCTTGTACAACAAGAGGATTAGTCAAAAGCTCATCTGTAGCATTAGCAGATATTGCCTTAGTTTTAAAGATGCTAAACACATTACTGTCTGAGTCGGTAATTGTGACCGTAATACTGTCTGCATTTCCGCTGTCTTCTGACACCAAGATTGACTTAACGATAGCCGTCGTCGCCGCTGGACAAGTGTATAGCGTTGTGGCGTCTGTAGTTGTCAGATCGACTTTTGCGTTTTTGTAATTGTTTGCCATTACGTCATGAACCACGCTGTAGCTTCAGCCTGATCTACTGCATTGTTCAGACCGACAGATGCAGCAAAGTATGTGGCTTGTTTTTCTAGTTCGAGCGTGTTGGTCAGACGTGCCATATACCCCTGACTATAGTCTTCAGGGGGTGACGGTAGTCTGAGTGTCGCAAGACCTTGGCCTGTTCTAGTTGTCATCGTAAACTATCCGCTCTTGTGTTTATCCTAAAGTCACCCAGCGACCAATCATCCTGTGTTCCTGTCGTTTGGAACTTCACGCTAACCTGACGACCCTTGGCACGGACACTGACCTTCTCAGTTGTGCTTGTCATCGCAAATGGACCTTTTACTGTCTCAGGGGCAGATGGGTACTTGCGTGTGTTCAGGTACAGATCCATCGATGTGTTGGCAGACATGGTGACGTTTGGCACGATCTTATCAACCAAATACAGGTTTTCACCTTCAGCAGTAAGTTCGCGCGGTGAGCTTTCGATGTATGCATTCATGGCCGCGCCATTTGCACTTGTGCCTGTTTCGTGATTGTACAAGAACCCATCAGGGTCAAACGCAAACGGCTCATTTCGAGCGCCGAATGTGTCGTTCCATGTGGTTCTATCCATTGATCCAATCGACCATGCATTTTCGACATAGTTATATGTGACGTAGCTGTCTGGCTCTGGATTGATCGCAAGTGGATTGTCTTCGCTGACGTAGAACCAAGTGATTTCCTTGAACTGCTTGTTGTGGCCAACCACCACTTTATCCATGTAGCGATTGATCATACGATCAAAGACATAATACTTAACTGGGCATGACAACTCTTTAACAATACCGTCGTATGCAAAGAAGTTACGCTCACCCATCCAGAACACGTTGCCGTCGATGCTGATCATTGTGTTTATACCAGCCGCTCCAGCATCTGTGGCCAGTAGACGGAATGAGAAGATGAATGGCGCACCCACAAATGTCATGCCGTAGATGGCTTCGTCAGTAGATATGATGGTTTCTTCACGCGCATTGACGATGGCAACGATCTTTGTGCCAACTTGCAGTCGCTGATCGCCAGCAGTGTTTAGCGCAGTTGGCGCAAACTTGGTAAAGTCTTCTTGTGTAGACCAACGCACCAGCATGTCATCAACATCTCCACCACCACCAACGTCATAAGCTTGGCATCCACCAGCTATAAAGTGACGATCTGGGAAAGACACAGTGGTGATACGCGCGACAGATGGAACGCTTTCTGCGCCAGCAAGTGACGACGCTAAGACAGCGCGATTTCCAATGCCACCAGAAGTATCCCAATAGTATATCGCACCATTACGCACTGTCGCAATCAAATCTTCGCCCCAGAGGTTGAGATTCCAAGAGCTGTTGTCCAAGGCAACGTCGGCATTTGCAATAGAACGTGGTGTACCCCAAGCTTCGTTGCCCCAGCCACCAACACCCCAACCAAGTGCAGGGTCAGAGCTTTGTGCGCCTAATCCCTCATCAATGCCAATCAGATATTTAATTGCGATGTCATTGCCACCGCCAGACGCAACGGTAGATGTGGCCGCTGTGGGTAGTTCGATTGTGTATGTGTTAGCTGTTACGACAGTAACCTGATAGCCATAGTAGTCGTTAATCTCATCCGCTGGAATACCACCGATTGCATCAGCGCCACTGATTGCAACCCAATCGCCAGTCTCAGCGCCATGATCTTCGTCTGTGATTGTGACTGTTGTGCTGCCGTTTGTGGTAGCTAGTGGGTCAATCAAAACCTGAGTTACTGTTGCGCCATCTGCGTGTGTGTCAGCAGTCGTTCCGTTTGTGCCTCTGGTACAGCCTGTAAGCGTCAGAGAGCTTATGCCAGTGTAAGTTATGATCTCGTCATCAATTTTGATAACACCAGCACTCAGAAGGCCATCTACGCTTGCTACGTCGATGTCTGTCTCGACAGCGTCCAAAACCTCTGTCGTAGTTGTTTGCGTGTCTGACTGATCACGAAGGGGCGTGATGTCGTACAACGCACTATTTAGCAAGATGAAGAGGTGATTGTGAGTGCCGATTGCCATATAGTCTTCACCATCTGACAAGGCTCTCCAGTATACAGCTTTCCGTGCAATGCCTGTCAGTGAGACAGTATCTTGAGTGACTGTTCCGCTGGGGTCCAGCTTGGTCATGTCTTCTTTTTGCCATCCACCTATTTTGGTTGGATAGCCATTGCGAAAACGAACTAGGTTACCATCAACCCAAAATGGACCATTTTTACCAGCAGCATATTCTGTGATGTCTTTAACAATGCCGGGGTCATATTTTAGGAGTTGTAGCGGCATCTTTAACCCTCAAGCCATGCGTGGATTTTTTTGGTTTCTTTGATACGATGATCAAGTCCAGTATAACCACCATTTATGCGTTTTGTAAGCTTCTTGATTATATCATCTGTAACGCCTTCATCACAAATTTTCCAGAGATTGTTTTTGTTGAAGAACCAAACCGCTGTATCCATCGCGTAATCTTCTTCAAGTTTTGTTGGATCTGTTAGCACTTCTGGTGCTTTCATATCTGATGCAAAAGCTTTGACGTTGTTATACCCGGTCAACTGGATAAATCCGCGTCCAATGTACAGGCTGGCTTTTTCCTTAGTGTCGTTGCCGAGCTTGTAGTTTTTGCCACGATTTTCATCAAAGTAAACTTGTTCAGCAAGCGCCTTTGGATTTCGCGCAAAAGGTTCTGCTGTTTTTTCATCTGGGAAACGACTAGGCCATACCTTCATCAAGGCATCGACAGAGTAGTTTAGGTTTTCCTTGGTGTATTTAAAAGATCCAGATTCATGGACAACTTGGCCTAGCAAGTGTGCGCCACGAACTGGTGATAGCTCATAGTATTTTGCAATCCCACGCGCTGTGTTGGGTCCAAATGCACCATCTGCTGTGCATCCACACTTTTCCTGAAGTAGACGTAATGCCTTGCTCATTTCATACTCCCCTTCATATCAAACATGCCTTCGTGGTCACGATTGATGTATTTGAGTTCGTTTTCAAGCAACGCTACACGCTGCTGTAATGTGGTAATTGCTTTAATAGTAGAAGCAAGCTGCTCATGTTCTTCCCAGATTTCATCAGCTTCATCCCACAAATACTCAATCTCCATAAACGCATCTTTAACGTCACGCTTGAGATTGACGTTATCTTCGATAGCCATCTTCGATCCAAGCTGGCTAACCGTTTCTTCGAGGCTTGCTATAGTTGCTGCCTGTTGCGATACCCACCACACACCGCCAGCAAGCTGGATAGCCATTGCCGCGACAAGCGCTATAGGTACTTTCAGGTTTTCCATCACTTCTTACCGTAATACTTAGAAACCGCACGATTACCAAACCAGAACGACATAATAGCTGCAAACAAGCCAGCCGTGTTGTCGTCCCAAATTACATTCAAAGCGCCAGCCAAGTCAGCACCCTGTTCATTCATCATGGTCATTACAGCCACAATTTTGATGGCCACGAAAAGGCCAAAAAAAGCATAAGTGATGACAGGACGGACTGAACCTCTGAGCGCATTAACAAATCCACCAGCGTCGATGCTGTCATGCTTATACAATCCTTCTGTTTCTTTAATCTCTGCTTGCTTATCTAATTCTTGTAGCTTGAGTTCAGATCGCTTGGTCATCAGATCCATTTCAAGCTGCATCCGCTCAAGGTTGTGTTTGTGTTCTTGCCCAGCTTTGAAGTAGTTCAAAACCTCTGGCAAAAACGACGTACCAAACCCCAACAGGCTCCCTAGTAAGGTCATCATTTGTTAGCTCCCATGTTGCTAAATCCAAAATACGCAGCAGTCACACCAGAAACTGCGACAACATAGACAGCAGCTATATCGGCCAACAAATCAGCGGCAGTATCTAAGCCAAGGAATGAAGCCAACACGATCAATAATGGATAGGCCAACATGCCGCTCAACGCGAACCATGTCATTCTAAGCTGCGCATCTCGCTTATGGTCAGCATCTTCCATTTGACGCCGACGATCTTCGAGCATGATTTCACGCTCATCTGGGTCTAGCGTCCCATTTTTATTGAGATCATAATCATCTGATGTCATTTGCATACCTTTCTGCTATGCGCTTATGATGCGTGATTATAACCACTTTTCCAAATTTGTCATATACAACGTATTGCCCCAACTTATTTGACCTCAACGACGAGGCAAAAGAGTCCCGAATTTTGGTTTTTTCTGAGGACTTTTGCTTTGTTTTTTTCGGCATAACACGCATCTTCGGTAGAGAATGTGCCTAATTGATAATGCTCCATGTTACCATTTAACAGATGTATCCAGACCAAAACCCACATCACCAACGCTCCAGATATACACCTAAATAATATACCCCCAGAATAACACCTGTTGCAGCAAGAGTAATAACAGTAATAGTCTGTATAAGCTCAATTTGTTCTGCACGTTTCTTTTCCGCTGCTTTCTTGGCTTCTTGCCGTGCTTTTCGTGCTTCAGCTTGCCACTGAATCCACCTGTCCCACTGCCCCGGTCTTCCGTAGAGGCGAATGTAAGACTCTAATTCTTTGCGTTGTTCTCTAAGCTTTTCGAGTTGTTGGAACTCTTCCCAGTCACCCTCAGATCCACCTGTAATGGCAGTAATCGGACTGTTCTTTTTCTTTTGAACAGCGTCTTTTAATTCTTCTTCTGCTGTAAGAAATTTCCCTACAGACGCCATAAGGTCTGCACCTTCACGCCCATTTTGGATGCATGTGCGAATGACGCTATATGCTGCGTTTGCAGCGGCAATGGTTTCCAAAATTGCCATTAGGTCAACTCCAACCTCACTGGACAAACGTAGTCGGGACTCACACGGTAGACCCTATCATAGTATCCGAAGCGCCTAGATCCACAGTCGTAGAAACAGGCTTTGTAAAAGCCAAGTTGAAAACTCTGGCCCCAAGCAACTAGGACCAGAGTACAAATCATTTTCGTTCCACCAGACGATCTAGTTTTTCGTCCAGTCGATCTAACCGATCTAGCACACGATTGATGTCGCTATGCACTTCGGTTTTTGTGATGTAGTCACGCGCCATTTCTTCGCGCGTTCTATTTAACAGAATTTGGATACGCTGCACCTCGGCATACGCGCTACGAAGAATCCAACCTGTGAGTCCCAACGCAACGGTAAGCACCGCTGACCACAACATATCCATTTCCATTAGTTTACCACTTCAGCCTCTTCGACTTCTTCCGCTGGATTTTCCAACGCGTCAGCTAATAGTTCAACGAACTTCTGACGCCCAATAGACAGTTGGTCCAAGTTAAACTGAGCGTTGCCCAGCTTACGTTCCAAATCCTGAACGTGGTTCAGGTATGCCTTTTGAGTGTCGTTCATGTCTTCGACAAAGTATTCTGTGTCGTTGACTGTGATGGGGGTCTTTTCATTTTTTCCCATGCTAGTCTCCTATGTTAAAGTTTTACGAGTTAGCTGCAATCGCAGCGTTAACCGCAGTCATATCTTCCGTTGTCCAGAAGTCTTTTGCAACCATTAGCTGTAGATGCTCTACGTTGCGTGACACAGTGTCAGCCCAATCGTCATCGTCCATGTCCTCTGGTTGCCCAGCGTTTAGCAAGTCAACAGAGTGACCCATTGCTGTGTAGTGTTGTGCGATTTCTTCCGCAGTTGGTGTATCAGTCATGTCTTTCTCCTTTTCTGACTGGTTACGATTAAGCGTTTTCTAGGGCAGTGATCCGTGCCTCTAGTTCTTTGATTGTAGCGACCAAAAGTGGCACTAGCTTGCTTTGGTCAATGCCTTGGTAGACAGGGTTGCCATCTGCATCGACTTCGTTGTGTGTACCTGTCACGGCTTCTGGAACGATAGCTTGAACCTCATGCGCAATGAAACCATCGACAGTCGTGTCAGGCGTGTTAATGAAATTAAACTGATGCACAGGGATTTGCTTGAGACGGTCTGTTGCGCCTGTTAGTTCAACTACGTTTTCTTTTAGACGGTAGTCTGATGATGTGTTGAATGAAGTTGTTGAGGAGTTATGAGTAATGCTCCCCACAGACGCATTGCTTGAGTTGTAAAAATCAGCGATTACACCTGTTCCACCAGAGCCAACAGTATCTTTAATCCGCATTCCCGCAGTCGTGCCTCTTGCGTAGTCAATCGCAACTACACCCGCACTTGGGTTTGACACAGTATTCACAAACAGCTTGCCAGAACTATCAACATATAGCCTAGGATTACCATCCCCATCCGATATTACGATTTGGTTGCTTGAGGAGCGGATGTCCAAGCCGCCTTGGTTGCCGTTGTAGCGGCCTAGGATGGTGTTTTTGGTGCCTGTGGTCATAAAGTAACCAGAAGAGGTTCCTAAATATGTATTGTGTGTGCCTGTGGTATTATAGGCACCCGAACTCTCGCCCATGAAACAGTTAAATTCACCCGAAGTATTAGAGACCCCAGCCTGATAGCCTATGAGCGTATTTTTCTCGCCTGTGGTGTATCTTCCTGCCTCAACCCCGATAGCAACATTGTATCCTGAAGTGGAAACGTTTTCTAAAGAATAAGGGCCAATCGCTATGTTTGCGGTGCCAGTAGTATTACTAAACGCAGCCCTATGCCCGACCGCCGTGTTGTTGGCGGCGGTGGTGTGGGAGTAGAGAGCCTCTTGTCCAACCGCAGTGTTCGAACCACCCGTAGTTATATTACCCAAGGCTGAGTGACCAAGAGCCGTGTTATTACTGCCTGATGTTAAATAACGGAAGGGTGGCTGGGCGGCACCCGAGTATGCACCAATACCGACGTTTTGCGCTGCTGATGTTGCGTCATAGCCAACAGCCTGACCTATAAAGACGTTACCCGCACCAGAAAAGCTGCCTGAAGCTCCTCGACCAGCGTTGTCACCGATAAAAATACTGCTTCCCGTTGTAGCAGTTGAGTAACGACCCGCAGCAAAACCGACCCCTACACTGGCAACGCCACCGTTAATACTACCTAAAGCGTTCCAACCAACGGCAACATGAGATGTGCCCGTTGTATTACTCGTCAGTGCTTGGTGCCCCACGGCTACCTGAGAATGACCAGTCGTTGTGTTGTACAGTGACTGTTTGCCGATAGCCACGTTTTGATAACCTGTTGTGCTAAACCGCATTGCGTTCCAGCCCATGGCGGTGTTGTCGTTTGCTGTCGTACTTACATATAAAGTAGCCTCGCCAATGCCGACATTATAGGCACCAGTCGTATTACCAAATCCTGAGCCATGACCTAAATATGAATTACTAACGCCCGTTGTATTAGTATACCCAGACTGATACCCAACGGCTGTGTTAGAGTTTCCGTTGCTGGAGTTTAAGGCTTGATACCCCACTGCGGTGTTGGAGCTGCCTGTAGTGTTGGAGTAGAGGGCATTATCACCTAATGCTGTGTTATTTCCACCAGTAGTGTTGAAACGCAAGGCTTGAAGTCCAACAGCAGTGTTACGATTACCTGTAGTGTTTGCAAACAGAGTAGAATTGCCAACAGCTACGTTTGATCCTGTAGTGTTAGAACGCAATGCTTGAGTGCCAAGAGCTGTTGATTGTGTGCCAGTTGTGGTAGCATACGCCGCCTCATAACCTACAGCAGTAAGGCCATAAACATTGTTATTTGATGTATACCCAGCACGATAACCAAGTGCGGTACTTCCGTTATTGTTAGCGCCACTATGCAGTGCATGATAACCAACAGCAGTGTTACTGGAATTGTTATTGTAATAGAGGCTTCCGTACCCCAAGGATACGTTATAACTACCAGTAGTGTTATTTACGAAAGACTGGTGCCCTATAGAAGTGTTTTGCGTACCCGTTGTTACGCCATAACCTGACTGAAAACCCATAGCGACATTTGAATCACCGCTGGTAACAGACTGTAGTGCAAGGCCACCAAACGCTGTGTTATAAGAGCCTGTATTTGTAGCATTACCTAGAGCTAAATAACCTACTCCTGTATTGTATCCCCCTGTTGTAACACCACTTAAAGCATAATTACCAAACGCTGCGTTCTGTGTGCCTGTTGTCTGGCTTTTTAATGCCCAATATCCCGCCGCTGTAAAGTTTGTTCCTGTAGTATTTGCATAAGCAGCCTGATAGCCAACTGCTGTGTTGTTGCTGGCGGTGGTGCTGTTTCTTAAAGCATCACGACCAAAAGCAGAATTGCTTGCACCAGTTGTGTTTGATACAAGTGAACTAGCGCCCATTGCCACATTGTTTGTGCCTGTGGTATTGGCGTACAAAGCACCAACACCGAAAGCGTCAATGCTTGTGCCTGTTGTGTTGCTATAAGCCGCTTGATAGCCCACAGCAGTGTTGCTAGAGGCTGTGGTGTTGGACAAAAGTGCGTTCGACCCGATAGCTGTGTTATAAGCGCCCGAACTATTTTCACGCAGCGCAATTCGACCAACAGCTACGTTGTTGCTACCAGTTACCACAGCGCTCAAAGCATTCGACCCAACAGCTACGTTGTCACTACCTGTGGTTAAGTCATCCCCAGCATTAGCCCCAATCGCTACGTTATGCTCACCTGAAGAATTATCGGAAAGAGCCTGATAGCCCACGGCGGTATTATTAGACGCCGTTGAGGCTGCATCTAAACTTGCACTACCAACTGCAACGTTATTACTGCCTGATGAAATATCATTCCCAGCATTGTCTCCAATCGCAACGTTATGTGCGCCTGAAGTTAACCCAGCTAAAGATACATTACCTAGTGCTGTGTTCCTTGCTCCAGTAATAGAAGCATTTAACGAACCATCACCCAACGCCACGTTGCCAGTGCCAACAGGATAGTTACCATCCAGCTTAATCGTGCCGCCATCGACATCTAAGTTTGCATTGATATCAACATTTTTATCAAACTTAACCGCCTCAGAACCGTCTGTTGTGACAAATGTCATGTAGGCGTTGTTAGCTTCTTCGAAGACAAGTGCAGCAGCATCGTTGTCTACAAACTTCATAGACCCTGCTGCTGTAAATGTAACTGCGCCATCGCCGCCACCAGCTTTAATGTCACCATCAACAGTAAGATCATTATCAATAAACAGATCGATGATTGATAAATCTTCTGAAAGCTCAACTACATTAGCCGCTGCTCCAGCGCCATCAGTTGCAATGATTTTAGACTTACCATTTGCAATCGTGATGTTTGTACCAGATCCTTGGCTTATGATGATTGACTGGCCACCACTTGTGTTGTTCTCAATAATCCAAACTTTGCTGACTGTGTTGGGATCAAGAGTAAGTGTTCTAGTTGTAGTTAGATCCGCACTGGAGTTTATCTTCAGAGCAAAAGAACGCAGAGCATTGTCTGATCCAGATCCATCTGGGATAGTAAGTGTGGTATCAGCATCTGCTACGGTAAACGATCCGTAACCGAATGCATCCGCTATCAATTCAAGGTTTGTATTAGTCTTCGTACCCCAAGAGCCAGCGTTCTCGCCAGTGGCCATTTCTTCGAGGCGAAGGTCATTGTCAAAGGTACTAGCCATACTGTTTTTTCCTTATATTAATCGATACGAATGATAGCAGTTGCACCCGCCGCTGGGAATACAATTCGGAACGTACCTGATGTCACTGTGAAGTCTCCACCAAAGCTTAATACTGCGATTGCTTGGTTGGATTGTGTTGAGTTATAAATCAAAGCACCAGCCGTTGTGAATGATGCAGATGTCCATTCAGGATCATCAAAATCAACATATGCTGTAGTTCCAGATGTACCAATTGTAGCACCTGTAAGAGTCACACCACCAGCCGTATAGCCTGTCCCTGTAATCTCTTCAGTCGTTGTATATGCTGTAGTTGTTGAGTCCAAAGTCGCTGATGAAGTATACAGCGCTATTTTGATTGTATCAGTATCAAGGTCTTGTTCACCTTGGAACAAGTCTTCCTTAAAGCTGGTACACATTGCTTGAGTAATAGCCATTATAAGCCTCCGTTATATTCAGCAGCATAGTCTCGCTGCATTTCTTGTACAAATAATTGCACTGCTTCGTCAAACTGTGTCTTATAAAGCGATAGTGTTTCTCCAGCTTTGAGGAAGGCTGATGCTTCATATAGACACGCTGCTAATAACACATTTTCTGCGTTATCTCCAATCCAAGTATTTGCGTTACCTGAACTTAAACCTGTTTCTGGGGCGATGTAGTCAACTTGATAAGTTGATGTCGTGGCGTCTGGGGTAGGGGCCAGTGTGATTGTCGTACCACCAGTAGCTGCTGTTTTGGTTGCATACATCTCTGGCACACCCTCTGTTGTAGAGTTTGGCCAGTAATCACGAAGGTACGAGTCTATTCTGTGATTGAGATATGATGCAGATCCAGAAGTAATGACAGAAACTTGTCGGATCATTCTGGCATCTGGGACAACGTAATCTGCTGTGCCTTGCACAAGGCTTGCTGACGTTGTCTTTCTAAAACACGGCAAGTTTGGTAGGCGCTGATAAATCATCTCTTCAGCTTGTGCGATGATTTGATCAATAGAGGCTGACAACTCTGCGCTATCATCTTCCAAGAAGTTTTGAATGTTAGCTACTAGCTGTGTGTAATTCATGAGCCATTACCCCAAGTTCCATCGCCCCAACCATTGTTACCATATCCGTATGCAATTGTAACTGTTCCAATAGCACCTGTGCCACCTAGACCAGTTTCAGAGATTTCTGAGACAGCTTCTTCCTCATCAATTGTACCAACGCCAGATACACCAGCTATACCTGTTACGTTAACGCGGAACTCGCTACCACCAGATTCACCAATAACATGCAAAACTGCTGTGCCAGAAACACCTGTTTCTTCAAGCTCTGTTTCTTCAGTAAATGTACCAAGTGCGCCAGCCCCAGCTAGGCCATTTTCAGTAATTTCTGATTCAGGTATAAATGTTCCAAGCGAACCTGTTGACGCAAGACCACTAACAACAGTTGCAGTGTCAAAGTCTCCTAGTGCGCCTGTACCAGTTACACTTGTCGCTGAAACATTAATAACAATGTTTGGCGTTGCCGTTCCTGTGTCGCCATCACCAGCCAAACCTGTCTCAGTTAACTCAGCTTCTCCTGTGTAATCACCAATTTCAGCCGTACCAGATAGACCATTAACAGCAGTTCCTGTATCATAATCACCTAATGTTGCTGTTCCAAAAACGCCATTAACTGGAAATTCAAACTCAATAGCAGATATAGGCGCAACAACACCGTGACCCGGAATGCCAACAGGTGGCCTCTGACGTGGGTCTAAGAAAATATCGTAATTGTATCCGACAAAAAATTCTACATTCTCTGGGTCATTGTCTGGACGTGGGTTAAAGAGCGCTGTGGCATCAACAACATTCTTGGCTGGGGTAAGCTGTGGATGCTTTGGCTCCCAGTCTTCTGGAGATACACGCAAGCCATCCCAAGTGGTTTTAAGGTCAGTGTACTTGACCTTTAAACCGCCTCTATCGCTTATCGCTTGAGATCTTTTACCTCTTGCGTACTTGCCCATTAATATAAATTCAGCGCTGTCGGCTGAACCCTCAGAGAAACACCGTCGTTGTCTGATGCTGCTGCAAAGTTAAATGCTCTTTCGTACATCTCGTTTAGCATAGCGAACTTCTCAGGTGCGAACTTCATTGATAACTTGCTTGCCAACCCAGCGCAGATGCATTCGTTCCAGCGATATGGGATGTCTGCATCTTGGTTTGATGCCGTGACATCTTCGAGCTGTCGGATTGCCCAGTAGACCATGCTGTAGTTTGATGAGTCTGGAACTTGCCAAAAGTAAGCGACAGGCGTGAACTGCTTGTCTAGCATGTACTGGCTTGGCTTGCCTTGAGAGCTTTTGTTTGGGAGCTGGTTATAGTCCGATATGGATACGCGATTGACGATCTGATCAGAGTTTGTGCCAGATCCACTGTCACGGATCACCGCACTGATGATGTCTATTGTCCCTGCTGGCAGTGTGTAAGACGTTGTGCCGCTCACCAGTGCCAGTGTTTGCTCTTCCACCGCCCAGTAGTTGATCCCCCTGTTTGCCCACTCAGAGAAGAGTAGGTTGAGGCTACGACGCGCTGATACCGCCCTATCGCCTGTCTGAGTTTGCGGATCTATGTTGCAGCGTTCAAATGCCTCAGTGATGATCTCTTCAACATTTGGTCGAAACGCCACTGTTCCTGAAGTAGCCATTAGATAGACTCCTCAACAATTATACCATCAAACGACGCTGACATGGCGTTTGCTTGGTTTTTGTTACAGATCGCCCTGACCTCGACATCAGACTTTTCTGGTATCTTTAGTGGCTGGGCAAATGGGTACAGGATCTCGCTTTCAGAAACATCAACCTTGACTGCTGTCCGAAAGACTTCGCCTTCGTTGCGTACTAAAAATCGCACAGTCATAAATACGCCACCAGAAGTGCCTGTTCCGTGAGTAGCTATGCCTTGATTGACATATAGGCTTTTCCCTGCTGGCACGGTATATACGGCCATCAGCGTCTGGTTTTCACCAGCAGTGATTTGCGCGTATGTTGTGCCACCGTTGGCGATTGTGATGTTCCCTGCTGGCGCAGAAGATCCAGTTATGTAAGCTCTAAACACACGCAAGAATGTCTGCGTGGTTGTGTATGTCCCAGATCCGTCCAGTGTGAATGTCTCTGAGACTTCGTTGTAGTCTGCATCTAGCCCGAAGATAATGCCAGTCACGCCTGAGTCGGTTGCCCCACTTGCGCTTGTTGCAGTCATGGCGACGGCAGAGCTTGGATATGCGTATATACCGCCAGCGTCCCAGATGGTTTCTTCTACGTTGATGATATTGCCGTTATAGCCATATTTAAACAACGAGGTGTGCCAAGGTATTTGGCCACGCGAAACTTGTAGCTCGAATGGCTCAGTAGTTCCAACTCTACTAATCGAAGATATCTGAGCCATCTTTGCTCCTAGCTATAGAAGATTGTCATAGCGGTGACATTGGTCGCCGTTCCAACGTAGATGTCACTTGTGAACAAAAGACCGTTGTCTGGGATGTTCACAGAGTGAGAGTCTGACGCTAGAAAGTCGAGATCCAAGATCGTTGAACCGCCATTCCCATCAGTTAATGTCAAGCGCCCAGCGCCAGCACCAGTAAGAACCTGTATCTGACGAAGTCTAGCGCGGCCAACAGACGCCCCACCAGTTCCTGTAAGGCGTTTGGCTTTTACGTCTGAATTAGACATTAGCTATCCTTTTTCTTTGGTGGACGGCCACGCTTCTTTTTAACAGGTTTTTCTTCCCATGCCTCATTTACATCAGGTGTGGAAGGGTCATCTGCTTTGAGCGTACCATCATCGTTACGCGCACGAACTTTTTTAGTTTTAAGAGGCGTCCCATCTGGGTTCAGACCTCTTGCTGCTAACTCTTCTGCGCTTGGTGGTTTAAACCTACTCATGCGTCACCTATGATGCTGAGATGGTTGCGCCTGTATCTGAACGCTTCCAGTTTGTTCCGTCAGAGAACGCTAGGATTGCTGAACCAGCAGCACCGTCTGAAACGTAAACAAGTGTACCAGCGCCAGCATCTGAAGCTGATGGTGCAGTTGCAACTGTGTATGTTGGAACTTTGATATCCCCGACAAAACCGTTTGTGGATGTCACTGGACCTGTAAAGGTAGTTGAAGCCATATTAATACCCCTTGCACAAGGTTTCGCCATGCAGTCTGTGCAACGTCAGGTGGGGCGTGATCCTGTCTGCAAGGCTAATGTTGCCCCACGCGCAGAATAGCACATTCGGTTCAAAAAGAAAGAGGCGACTTTCGCCGCCTCTGTTTGTTATTCTTCTTCTGCAAATTCTTCTTCGTTCTGCTTTTCTTCTTCGTAGCATGTTCCGCATAAATGCCACCCATAATCTGGCTGATATTCTCCTTCTGTTGCGTTACAGCGTACACATTGTTTTCTATCTGAGTTACTCATCTTTCTTCCTTTCTTAAAAATACCCTCTGACACTATCTGGTAGATCTTCTAAATGAATGCTTCCCCGATAAAGCGCTTCAGCATATGGTGCGATCTCTTCACGTTCATAACGCTGCCACGCTTCTGAACCATACATTGGTTCAGTTTCACCCCAATGCGCCAAGTCCAATGCTCCCCCAGCATTTAAGTGATTTTCCATACGCTCTAGCATTTTTTCGACGCGCTCTCTAGCCTCATGATGGCCAACTTTATTTGATTGAAGTGACCAATTATGCGCCCACTGATTACCTTTATGATCTGCAACCATAATGTAATAGCTTGTTGCGATGTTGTCTGCTGGCTCTTCTGCCCAAGGGTTGTTGTACTCAAAATCCCACTGAGACATATAGATGAATGCTACTTGTTCTTTTTTCATTTCTTTCTTCCTTTCTCTTACAAGACACAGATATGCACTGCCTAGTATTTTACAAGGGTAAAAAGAAAAAAAATAATTTATCGTTTATTTACAAAAGGAAAGGGGCAGCTTTCGCCACCCCAGTCCAAACCAACGAGGAGTTGATTTATTATGCTGCGCCTTCTGTACCGAAAACACCGCGCCAGTCAGTGAAGCCGAATGAGTAACGCTCACGCACTTTGTAGCGCACGTTACCTGTTTCGAAGTCACCTTCCATTCCCTTTTTCATTGGGGAACGCTGGAACATTTTCAGTCCATCAGGAACATCAGTTGTCACGAAGAACGCATCGCTGTCTGTTAGACGACGCATCACATGATATCCTTTTGGCAGATAACCACCAGAACGGATAGCGTTGATGTCGTTGTCAGCAGTACCTGTGCGTAGCTGTGACTCTAGCAGACGTTCTGCAACGAAGGTGTAAGCTGTTGGGATAACCAACATCTGACCTTGTGCAGCAATCCGAAGACCACGATCATCTTTCATATCCGCGATTTGGATAAGAATAGCTTCAAGTGATGTTTCAGAAAGGTCAGCAGCAGTCGAAAGTGTGTTTGACTGGTTGCCGTTCTGCGTTGGGTGAGATGTGCTTAGTAGCGGTACACCGTCACCACCGTTTGTGCTTGTCGCGTTGTTCAAGACGTTTGCCGCTTTGATCTCTTTAGTAGAGGCCATAGAACGTGCAAGTGCCTTTGTGTAGCGCGAAGCAATTGAGCCATACTGACCGTCTTCTTCAGCTTCTTCAGTGATTGAGAAAGCCAAAGCAATTGTTTCGTGCTGGTAACGCGCAGTCCACTGTTGAGAAGCCGCATCATAGCTGATCGCTGCGCCTTCACCTTTTGTTGGAGCATTTCCAAACCCGGATAAAAGCACGTCTTCCTCGAATGCCTTCTGAGAAGTATTCGATTCAAACACAGCTTCGTATTCGGCTGGATAGCTGTCATATTCGAGTCCAAAAAGAGTATTCAGACCCGGCTCAAGCATTTTAGCAAAGGATGCTCTATTCATTGCCATTGTTCATACCCTCCTTAGATACCAGCAGTCGCTTTCAGGACATGCTCGTTGACAAGCACTTCCATGACTGCATTCGCACCAAACGCATTGTCTGGTGAATCGTACAGAGCAACAATTTTACATTGTGCTGCTGTCGCTGCCATAGTTCCTGAAATTTCAAAGCCAGAACGACCAGTTGTTGTTGAGCCAGCGCCAGCAACAATATCAGCACAGTTGCCGATATTTGTTTGCGCGGGTGACCCAGCAGACTGGACCTTAAACACAGTATACGGATCATCGTATACATATGCGACGATGTCTGTAGCTGTAGTGCCTGACGGCCAATACTCGCTATAAACATAAGAACCGTCACTTGCAGTGTATGAAACCCCTGCAAACACACCCAACTGATTTGTCTCAGTAGCACCCGCTGGCTGAAGAGTACCATCAGCAGCTAGGATGACCATGTCACCGCTGAAGATGTTTTCTGCTAGACCAGAGGTAATGGTGTATTTGTTTGTACGAGGTGCATTACCGCTCATGTGACGAACTGGCACAAAGCCAAAGGCTGCATCTACATTAGCCATTTATTCGCTCCTTTTAGCGTTACTTAATCACTAGCAGCAGATAAGGATCTGCCACGACTCGTTTCGGACTTCCGCTCTTGGTAGATTGGTTGCCCACTACGCCGTCCCAACGCTTCAAGTTCCCCGACAACGGATTCGTTCTGCTCTGCGTTCTTACCTGAGTAATAGTCTTTCATTGCTTGATGACGTTCTTCAGGCATTTCACAAAGGAGCATTCCTTCGATGCCGATACAACCTTCCCACTGGCCATGATTAATAGTCGGAAACAACTTACTCTTCACAGTATCAGCGGAGCGTGGTTCCCAGCCTTCGCGCATACGTTTATACACGTTGTCTGGGGTGTCTTTACCCTGAATCGAGGTAGCTACCCACCTTTGGACATAACCGGGACGAGCTTCTGGCGCGTCCAAAAGTGCTGGTGGTTTCCAAGCCGTTTCACGACGAGCTTCCTCATCACGGATGGAATTACGAGTTTGGCTTGCACGAACATTTCTTTTCTCAGACATTATTGGCTCCTTTGCTGACGCCGAATTTCGGCTTCATACTTTTTAAGACTCTTTTCATCATTGATGCCAAGTTCTCTCGCCATCCTAAGTTGTTCTTGCGTCATCCGCACTCTATTGCCCTTGTAGTTGGAAGAACCGCCTGTAGTGGGGGCGACTGGTTGTCTACTTTTTGTTCTTGCCTTACTAGGACTTGCCCCTGAAGATAACTCAGGAAACATTTTTTGTAAACGGCTGTTCAAAGTTTGATAATATTCGTCAGAATTTTTATCAAAACCTTCGAGGTCAAGCTGCACGTCAATTGATCGTGCTGCTGCCGTTTCGCGTTCAAAGCCGGGTGCGTTAAACCAGTTGTTAGCTTGCCACCATTGCATAGCTTTGGGTGGAGCTGGGTTTTGTGCTGCTTGTTGTGCGCGACCTACTGTTGGTGACGCTGCTGCACGTTGCTGGTTTTGCTGGCGTTGCATTTCAGCAATACGCATAGCCGCTCTCATGTCGGCTAATTGCTCTTGGAAGCTGACTTGCGCTTCAGTGTCACCCTCTTCCACAGCCTTGGTTAAGGCTTGGCGTGTCTGATTGTAACGCTGATGGAATGCTTCCTCTGCTGTTTTCTGAGATCCACGCTCAAGACGTTCAAGACGCTGCTGTAGCTGTGCGTTTTGCTCTTGAATCTGACGCGCTTGGACTTCTGCATCACGACGCTGCTGAACGAGCTTCTGAATGCGCTTTTGAACTTTGGGTCCATAGTCATCTTCAGATTGCTCTTGAGCTTTGTTCTCTTCAGCTACGTCTTTTGCTTCTTCCTTGGCTTCTTGTACTGGATCATCTGTGATTTCGATCTGGAAATCTTCAGGCTCACCTTTGGCCTTTTTGATTTCCGCTTCGATCTCTTCTAAAATCTCTTTTTCTGCCATGATCTTATCCTAGATATGCGGTTACTTCGACGCCGTCTGGTAAGATCGATGTGATTTCATCATCATTTAGAAGAAGAAACTTTACACCTTTAACGACAATCTTTTGACCAGCGTATTTACCATAGGTCACGCGATCTCCGACCTTTGGCAACACTTCTGATCGCCATTTTTGGCCTGTATCTCTATCGCGATAGGCCAATTCACCCATAGCGCAGACAGTGCCATGCGCTGTTAGGTATTCTTCATTATCTTTGGATGTTTCTGGCAATAGAATGCCACCCTGTGTCTTGGTTTTCACCTGATTAGGCTGAACTAAAACTTTCCAATTTAGGGGGATTGGGATTTGATGGGAGCCAACTGTGGCGTTAGTCTCTTCATCTGTAAATATTCGATCATGCTGATGAGACATGCTATACATCCTCTTCATTTAGAGTTTTTAAGGTTTCGCGGATAACCTCAGAGGCTTGCATTAAACCTTCTGCGATCCCTACGTTTTTGTGATATGCGTTGAAGTCGGCCATACGGCCATCAACCATACCTTCAGCTATTTCTAACCGTCTTTTCTCCAGATTTTTTCTGATCTGCTGGAGCAGATCGCTTGTTGTCATAACTGATGCCTCCTTGACCTTTCGAGGACACACCAGTCACGTTAACAGTCACGACATTTTCGTCTTTAGACATTAGTATCCTTTCTTTTTGCTTTTTGTGGACTTCTTCTTAGTTACTGCCTTTTTCTTGGTTTTCATAGGTTTTTTTGCAGTTTTCTTTTTACCGTACATCATTTCCTTAGATCCTTTCGTCATAAGTGATGGGAAACTTGCTCTATTCATCGTAATCTTCGCCTTTAAACTTGCGATTAGCCGCTTCAAATACGTTAGCATACTTGTCTCCTTTGATTGCCGCATCTGGATCTGCTGCTCTGTACTCAGGGATCATGTGATACGGTACTTCGTCAGGTAAACCGCCAAGTTTAGGTAGCATTTTATTCATGGTTTTACCCATGATTGGCGCATCTTCTACCTTCCGCGATAGGTTGAAGAGAAACTTACCTGTTGTACTGCTGACCCCAAGGAAGCCTAGTGGCCCACCGTAAAGGGTAGCAAGATCCATCTTCTTGCCGTTGTAATAGTCTTTGATGTCGTTATCGCCCGGCAATAAGATCGACGCCACTTTTACTGCGAATGGCATACTTTGGATCAGGCGCTCTTGACCGTCAGAAAAGCGATCTTCTTCTTTTGTCTTTTCCAAGCGACCATAGGCGTCAATAGCATCCAGAGCGCCACCTACGAATGGGATATCAATCAGCCCCATATCCATGAATCCTTGGCCAGATCCACCAAATACACGACCAGCCGTGTCTGCTGGCATTCCCATCTCTTGCGCAAATAAAGACACACGATCTCGCGTTGGCGTCATGCTTTTGTCGAATGTGCCTTGCTCTGCAATGTACTGTGCGCGTGGCATTCCGTACTTCTGGGCAAACAGATAATCTTCGTAATCGATTGCGCCAGATTTCTCTAGCTCTTCAGCCGCTGCCTGTGTCGGTACGTTTAGCTGCCCATCTGGACGGAATGCATCAGCCATTAGACTTGGCCCCCTGATAATTCATGCGCCAAAACTTTGAGCGTGTCTGCAAAACCCTTGTCGAGTTCCTTTGCTGCCATTGCAAACTTGCGTGGGGATACCTCGTCAGGTTTTAGCCCACGACGTTCAAGAAACTTCTTGGCCGCTCTGATCTCTGCTTGCGCAACGCGCTTAACTGCCGCCCTCGCCATCGTCTTCTCCTACGTTTTGCAATGCACCATAGCCTACACCCCCAATAAATGGAATGCTGAACAAATTACCGCTTTGTTCTGCAACCTCTTTGATCAAGCCTTTACGTCTGGCTTCTGGGTAGCTGTAGTCGTCATAAACTGAAACTGAGATGTCATTGTCTCTAAGTATTTTTATGACCTCTTCATCATTTGCTAAATCTGGTGGAATAATAGCATTGTCAAAGTCACTGAGTTTCATGACTTTGTCTGGCTTGATTTCAAAGTATTCTGATGGCGCTCTTTGCATGACAGCACGAAGTGCCTCAATGCCTTCCATAAGGTCAGGAATGTCTTCTAATGGAATGTTTGCGTTTTTAATAGTTTGTGCATTTAAAGGTAATCCACGCGCCAAGTCTTCAACTAACTCTATCGCGTTCATTGAGCTTAGATTTTTGTACTTAGTTGTCAGATCATCCACCAAATCAAAACGTAGTTTTTGTACGGCATTAAATATTTCATCAAGAGTTTCATCACCAAATGCGCTTGGTGAGTGAATGTCTTTACGATAGATCAAATCGCGATTTTGCTTAACCGCATCCAAAGATGAGAATGGCTGTAGGAATGACGCTCTAAACTTACCACCGCTACCAGCCGTGTTTAGCTCAGTTGCAGGGTAATACGATGGGATGTCATAGCGACCTTGTCCTTCACGCATACTTTCCAACACAGTTTCTGCTGTATAAGGTCCATCTGGCAGTGGATTTCCGTCCATGTCGTATGGTTCTTTAGGCTCTAGAGTCAGCCTAACATCCGTATAATCCTCGACACCTTTGTATTCAGGTAGGAATGTAGAGTCGGGATCACCATGATATAATTTCCCACCAAGCTTGTTTTCTACTATAGTGCGAAACATAGACAGTGGTGCTTTAATGCCTGAATTTGTGACATTCTGTGGTGTCAGACCAATGTCAAAACCAGCGTTTAAAATTTTGAGTGTTTCGTCAATTTCACGAATATCGTATTTGTTTCTCTCTGCAAGATCGACCAACTCTTCTGCATATTGCCACAAGTTAGGATCTGCTTTGATCTCTTCTTCAAACAGCTTTATATCAAACGAGCGTGTGCCTCTGGGCTGTCTGCCTGTGAAGGCGTCTGCCCCATAGATATACATCGCTGGATCTTTGGCTGGGTCTATCTTGTCTGGGTTGACAATCAGCGTGATGTCACCAAAAGTTTCAATAGGCGAGTTGGCGTTTGATATCGCGATAGATGGCATGGGTATGCCGCCAACCTCGTCGCTGACCTTCAAGCCTGTCGCTGACAGATTGTGATGGGCAACCAGTGGGTTTGCCTCGAAAGTATTTTCTGGTGTTGGCAGCGCAGCTATCTCTGTCGCAAGCTTTGCCACAGATTGATTAGTGGGTAAGTCCATTGGCTTGTAGGCGTCCATAGCGCCCCAGCCAAAAGCCTTTTTGATAGTAGAGAATATTTTGACTGGATCTGCCATGTTACCAAGCCTTACAAGACCAATACCGTGCTTTTGTTTTCGGACCGGGGTTATCACAATTGTGGCGTGATCTAAAGTTAGAACGTCGCCCCTTCTGGTTCTTCTTGATGGACATCTTGGGATCGCCAAAGGTCACACGCTTAACCTTGTCGCCATCCTTCACATAAACCACAGACTTCTTCTTGCCGTAGGATGTCTCGCCCTTGGCAATGCGTCGTGGCTTGTTGAGTGATACCTTCTTACCTTTGTACGTTGCCATTACTTATGCACCTTTTGAACTTCAAAAGACGCTTTCTTGCTTGCGCCTTTATGGGGCTTGTATCCACCAGCAGGGTTCTTCATAAGCTTGAAGCCTTTGCCTACTTTCATCCAATGGTAACCTTTGGGAGCCTCGACTGCTTTCTTTGCCATTACTTCTTACCTTTCCAATTAACGCGCTTCTTGGATGTCTTGCGCTTGGCCGCTGACTTAGCCGACTTGCTTTTGCATTGTGCCATTGTGGGGCGACACGCTGGGTACGCACCTTTGCTGCGATCTGAACGACCACATGGGCCACCTGTCTTACAGTTGACCCAGCCTTTGCCTTTGTTGCGCCCAAACCATGTTCTCAGGCTGTCGCTGCTGCTACTTTTTTTTCTTGGCACTTTTCTTACCCCAGTTCGCTGCACCTACTTTGCGGCATTTAACCAAAGCCCCAGATCCATATGCAGATGGCCACGTCCCACCGTTGCGCGTATACCGTGCCTTCACCTTTCGATAGCAAGCATCTCTTTTCGGTTTCTTCTTGGCTGGCATCAGAAGCTCCGCTTGTTTTGTGGGTTTGTCGCCATTATATAAAAAATACCAAAGAAAGGAATATATTTATGGAAGATCCTATCCATACCCTCAAGAATGACCTCGACACAGGTGATTTTGACCCTCACGTTTTTCGAAATGCGCTTCATGATCGCATCTGGGGATTGGTCAATTCGATCAAACTGACCCCAGAGGAAGAGGGTCTGACACAAGAACAAGAGGCTAGTCTTTACGCCATTGATGACTTTGTCTGTGGCAACTTGCGTATCGACAAAACAGACCATCCCAGCCCAGATTATTGACCTGAAGTACGCAAGTATTCGCGGATAATATCCTCGACTTGTGTATTCACAGGCTGTGTCGCTTGGCGTAGTTCCATTGATCGTATGTTTGCAGCTTCTGGGGGCAGTACGCCGTCGATCTTTCTACTTTCCATAAAGTCAGGGAAGAACATAGATACAGGCACATCTCTAAACTGGCCGCTTTCGTCTGCCATGCGATAGACAGGTTCACCCTCAACACCCTTCAGACCTGTTGGGTACGTCTTGTGACGTGATGTTTCGTCAAATGGTGCATTGTAGTCGATCTTAGTGATCATGCGCCCTGCTTGGTCGCCAGAGCCTGTACCAAGCATGTCTGGGACAGATATAGCCGCGCGTACAGACGCTTGATCTGGGAAGCCCAACTTCAGGCTGCGTGGCTTCGCAAGCTCTTCTGTAAACGCCTTCCGCGCATCCCCACGGTTTGGCGCGAATAGGTATGCTTTGACACGCTCAATATCAGATGGCTCTGTAGACTTGAGGCCCGGCCAGTTAGGGTCAATCGACTTGAGGTTTTCGTCAAACTGTTTGATCGCCTTTTTGGTGATTGGCATGTTAGGCATCATGTTAAGCGTAGTGTCTGCGACCATTGTTGAGAAGTTCACGTTTTCCCCAGCGCCGGGGAAGTATACGCCATAGACTGGTACGCCTTCTTCGATGATCTCGCCTGTCTTGGGGTCGCGCTTCTGACCAGAGATCTCTTCAGCCTTTCTACGCTGCTTGCTGAGAACGCTAGGATCGCTTGCCCACATGCGGTTATCCTCGACGTTTCCAAGCTCTGTGGCGTACTGATAGCCGCCCTCACGCTTAACTGGCTCAACAAGTGGGATGTCGTTGACCGATACAATAGATCCAGTGCCGCTAGAGCGATCACCTTTGATCGACATAAATTTTGCGCCTTCATCGATTGCCTTCTGAAAGTCGAATGGCAATGGCTGCGTTTGATTTGTGGTGGTGATGTCGATCTCTGCGCCAATCTCTTCGAATGGAACGCTGCCAACTGGGACGTTCAGCTTGCCCAGTGGCGTTTGCTGGATCTGCTTTGCGCCTTTGGTTAGCGCACTGCCACGATTGATATTTGATAGGTATTGATTGACGATCTCGTTTGTTGTCGCGTCGTCAGAATAGCGCAGACCCTGCTGCATGATATTGCTGCCAAGCTCTTCTGTGACCTGACCCACATCAGCGTAGTTGCCAAGGCCAAGATCGATGACCCCTTCTTTGATGACTTTACCAAGCGTTTTGAAGAGGGTGATCGACATTACTTTTTGGCCTTCTTCTTTTTCTTTCCGTACCCAGAAGCGTAGGCAGCGCGTCCCTGTCGTTCAGCATCTGCCTTCTTCTTGTAGACTTTGCCTTTAGTTCCCCAGCGATAACCGCCTTTGACTTTATGGACAGGCATTAGTAACCGCCTAGCAGCTCATTCATCATTTCGTGGACGCTTTGTCCGTCGCCAATCTTCATGACTTTTACCTTCATGCCATCCTCTGGCATCATCATGTCATGGTGACCGCACTCGCACTCACCGCCGTGATCGCAATCGCACTCTTCTTCGTACTCTTCGTCGTACTCTTCTTCGTGCATTCCGTACTTCTCTTGGTAGCACAGCATTAAGAAGTTAACGAGCTGCTCTTCAGTCATTTCAAGGCCAGCCGCATCGTGTGGAAAGCCCATCTTCTCCATGAAAAGCTCTGCGTTTTCTTCCATGTTTTCTACGTTTACTTCAGCCATGTCAGACTCCTATCGATTTGGACGCAGCATTGGACGCGGTGATGTCGCGCGTTTGCGCATCATATCGACCTCTGCTTCGCTCATTGCCCCACTGCTCAAACCATCCATCATGGGTTGCCCACCCATTTGGTTTTGCTGCGCCACCATTGCTTGGAACGCCTCTTCTTCAGCCATGCGCTGCTCTGCATCTGTCATTTGACCCACTGATGTCGCTGGGGGTGGTGTTACTGGCATTGCGCCAACCACACTTTCGAACATCTCGCGCTCTTTGTCAGACAAAGCGCCACCGTTTTGGATGCGCTGCCCAATCATCATAAGCTGGTTGGCCGAATCTTCATCCATGTCACCCGGCTGAATAAGCTCCAAAAACCGCATTACCAGTTGGTAGTCTGGGTTTGCTTTCATTCCTTCTGCCATTTTTCGGCTCCTATCAAATGTGTCTTGCGACGTTTATACCTAAGTTTGGATTGGATTTCCATCTGTATCGTACTGAGTTGTTTCACCTGTCCGTAGATTGGTGGTTCTGTAGCCAGTCTGATAGCGTTCCTCGCCAGTTTTGATGGACTGCGTATCACCCAAAACTTTGGTGTTGATAAACTCTTTCGGATCTAGGTATCTTCCGTCTGGCGTGACGTAAAACTCAGATCCATCAGCTAATACAACATGTCTGACAAGCTCATCGATAACCTGACCACTCATGTATCTGCGCATGTATTCTGGCAAGCCATAGCCCAAACCACTCTTTCTGCGTCTGTTGAAGTCATCAACTAGATCGCGAACTGCAAACTGCTGGTCTACGCGGTAGCTGTCTGCGACTGTAGGATCGCCGCCACCGGGATCTCCCCCACCACCGGGGTCGCCACCGTCATCAACGCCATCGTCGCCACCTAAATCATCGTCGCTGCCGTCGTCATCGCCACCATCACTACCGTCGTCACCGTCGCCGCCTTCGCCGCCTGTACCTTCGCCGCCAAGACCTTCACCAGTCAGGCCATCGCCACCAGTGCCATCTTCGCCAGCTCCGTCAGTATCACCGTCACCTAAGTTTCCGTCGCCTTGACCAGCTTCATCACCTTCGCCTTCACCGCCGACGCCAACTGCATCAGATCCTGTTCCATCTGATCCAGATCCGCTATTAATTGCATCAATGAGTTCTTCTGCTGTTTCATAGGTGTTTCCATCCCCATCTGAATATGTTCCATCTTTGTTGAAGACGATGTCTTGAAGAAGGCCAGAAGCTTCCAAAATGCCTTGTAAAGTTGATGTGTCTGTGATTGTTTCACCTTCACCACTTGGCACATCCACAGTATCTGAATCTCCTGTCAGGTAATCAATCGCATCATCTACAGCAGTCTCACCCTCGAAGACAATGCCTGTCTCTGTAGACCCCGGCCCCAAGATTTCGACGTTACCCTCTGGCGTAATGATTGCTGAACTCCCAGCATTCTCACCACTGGTTGCGTAGCCGATTGTATTGCCACCTTCAGTAAGATCATTTGCTTGGAATCCTGACTCTGTGTAGTCAGTGTAGTCTTGGTTGGCTAACCCACCAAAGTCCGTTCCACTGCCACCGACATCATCGTCTTGGCCACCGCCATCACCAGCAGAGGCAAGCGCTTCGTTCACAACACTGTTCAATTCTTCAACAGTCAGAGGAACTTCGCTACCTTCACCCAGCGCTGCGTTCACAACCTCGTTTAATTCATCAACTGTTAGCGGAACTTCACCCGGCTTATCAAATGGAACTGTCTCAGATATCTCATTAAATTGATCGTAATACTGTTGATACAGATCTTCCAACTCTTGGGTGGTAGTTACTGTAATTTCCAAAGGTTTTAGGTTAGGCAAAAGGGAATCGATATCCATGCCTGATAGATCAACTTTATATCTAAGATCGTCACCAACCCCCTGAACGCCAAGCAAATCAGCGCCAAAGTTAATCAATTGCTGCGAAATAGTGGCGTTTTCACCGCTGTTTGTGCTGATTGTTTGCACCAGCTCTTGCAGTTCATCATTGGTTAATCCAAGCGCCAAATCTTGCTTTGCGCTGTCAGAAAGCGCCATAAACTCGCTTTCAGTGGTTGGAACAGGCACACCGTGATTGGCTCTGAACGTCGATTCAAAGGTGTCTTGCCCACCATCGTAGATGGTTGTTGTGCCAGATGTCACAGGCTGTCCGTTGACGTACTGAACACCGTCAAAATTACCAGTGAATGGCGTTCCATTACCAGTGACCAAAGGCTCATTTGGATCTGTCAGATCGAAATATGGGGATGTGTCAAACGTATCCGTCGTGTCGTTTTGCGTCGTGTTGTTTTGTGTTGTGTCAGATTGATTATAATACGCCTCATCTGCCAAATATGCGTCATATGCCGTTTCATGCACACCGCCAAACATATCGTAATATTTTGGAGATGTATCTACTGCTCCAGTATTATTGCCAGTATTCCCACCACCACCGTAATTTGTCTCGGCAGTGCTTGTTGAGCTACCTACGCTTAGGTCATCATCCTTCGAGCTAGTGTTTACGACGCCAGTGTTGGTATTTGTCGAACTACCTACGCTTAGATCATCATCCTTCGCGCTAGTGTCTACTTGGCCAGTGTTCCCACCAGTGTTGTCATCAAAGTTGCTGCCTGTATTTACAGAATCAAAGAAATCTTCGTTGCTGTCTGAGGCACCACCAGTGACAAGAGATCCGCTGCCGCTACCAACAGCATAACTGGTATCAATGCCAAGAGACTTATTATAAGCATCCCAGTCAATATTAAGATCATCTAAAGAAATACCACTCACATCAACAAGCGTTGAACCACCAGCAGTCGCATCCAAGCTTGGATAACCGCTCGACCCAGTTGCAACCGCTGGCTTGTCATCATTATCGTTGCCAAAGTCAAAGCCACCAGAAACAACAGGATCTGAACCACTGTAAGTTAAACCAGTGTTGATCGCTCCAACGCTCATGTCAGCGTCGAAGTCACGACCACCGCCTCCACCGCCACCGCCGCTAAAAGTATCCTTAACAGCACTAACTGTTTTGTTCCAAGAATCCTTAACATCTTGCCAAGTAAGATAACTAGGCACACCGCCCGGCCCTGCCACTGGGGGCATACCACCTCGCATTTGCTGCAACACCGCCTTTTCTTCAGGGTTGATGTAAGACAGCATGTGAGGCTGACCCATGATCTCTGTCCGTCGCGGCACGTTGGCAAACGCAGACATCGACTGTTTCTGAGGCATGTTGTTAAAGGCAGCTAACTTGTTCATGTGATCTCGCTTGTGATGTTTCCTGAAGGATCATAATAAGTCACGTTGCCAGCAGCATCTGTCATGCTGTAGCCTCTCAATTCTTCTGGCCCCTCAACAGTTAGTGCATTTTCATACTGAGCTGTATTTGCAAACTGCTCTGGGCTTAAAATGCGGCCATCTGGTGTTTGATATGCAGTTGTTCCGTCTGCCAAGGTGATTGGCTCTGCGATCACATCGAACTTCTCACCAGTCATATATTCACGCATGTACGCTGGCATGAAGGCATAACCCCCACCACCGCGTGTAAAACGATCATAATCTCTAGTTCCAGTGCCATAAATGTTTCTGCGTCTTGCAGCTTCGTCGCCATAATCGACAGCCGCACTCGAAACCGTCACATCATCCGCTGACTGTGGGTTGTACTGGATTGGATCATTGTATGCGTAGTTTACCGCCGCATTGATCGCATCCTGACCAGACAATTGGCCCACAATGCTGTCCAGATCCGTGTTTGTTGATGTCTCTGGGCGTCCGGGGTAGCCAAACTTATCTGTTCCATCCCTTACAGTAGTGTAAATCATGCCCGGAATTGTGTAGTTCGCAAGCGCACCAGCGACCCCAGTTGGCTCCAATCCAGACCCCAATGGCGTTGCGCCTGATGCATTCGAGATTTTTGACACAAAGTTTTGGTTCAAGCCGCCAGTTGCATCTGCCTCTGCGTTGGTAACGTAGCCGTCACCGTTCAAATCAGCCAGTGCGCCACCTGAAATGCCGAAGCTTTCGCCACCAAAGTTCTTGCCGCCACCGTCAAACATATCTTGGGCAGCGCTAACCACCGTGCCATCAGCTCTGGTGTAGCCCCACTTATCGTCGGTCTGTGTTTCGTTGTAGGTGCTTGTGTTTGTCACAGGCGCTGGGAGATTGCTGGTAAAGCTTGCTGGGATTGGGTTGTCGTCGTTTGACGTGTCATTGGCAGAAGCTGAAACTGTTCGACCAGCCGAAGTTGTATCGCCAGAAGACAAGCGATCACCTGTGCGATCATCTACCAAAACGCCATTCACATAGGACGCGCCATCGTTAGGCGTAAAGAAGTTTGCCAAGCTTTCTGACAGTGAGTTGCCGCTGCTACTGCTGCTGCTATTGTTGTCATTACCGCCGCTGTTGTTGCTGCTGCTACCGCCGCCGCCGCCACAAAAACCACCCATTACGCCATCCTCGCTTGCTGTTGTTGTTGCTGTTGTGGTTGTGGTTGCGCTGCCACATTCATTTGAGGCTGTGGCATTGCATCCGCAATCGCCGCTAACGCACCAACATCGCCATTGCCCATGCGCTGGCGAATCTCCATAACCTTGTTCATCAAATACTTATTCATATCCAAAGGTGGTTGACCTTGTGGCCCCCCAACTGAGGGAGGGGCAGGTGAGGGACCACGCGCTGGACCCTGCGGCAGACCACCGAATGCCGCTGGGTTTATTGGGGGAAGTCTATACTGTGGGGGGTACATTATTTTTCATGGCCTCCATCTGTATCTTCGCCGCGTTCTTTTCCCTCTCAAGCTGCCACTCTGCCTCTAGCTTGCGGATCTTTGCTTCCATATCCGCTTGCGCCTTGGCCATTTCGATCTCCATATCCTGACGCGCTTCCGCTTGTTTGATCTGGATGTTCGACTGCGCCTTGGCTTGATCTGCTTCGATCTGCGCTTGTGTTCTTGCCTTCAACGCCTCTGTCTCTAACTGCGCCAACTGCTGTGCGTACTGTAGTGGGTTGCCTTGCGCCCCACCTTTCTGTCCCAAGCCTCTGATCGCTTCGATCTGCTTCATCTGTGGTGAAGCTGCGACAACTTGTGCAGCACGTTGGCTGATCAGGCGATCTGTATCTGGGTCCACGTCGTTGAACTTGATCTTCATCTCTTTGAAGTTTGGCAACGGTGGCAGAGGCATGTTGACACTTGCTTCCATGCGTTGGCGATAGAGCAGCGCAATGTGTTCCGCAATGTGCGCAATTAAGATGGGCTGCATCTGTTTTGCGCCGGGGTTTCCAGCAAGCGACGGATCTTGAAGGAACTGCATGTGGACTGCAATGTGCGCGTCGTGATCTTGCTCTGGGAACGCGCGGATTGGCTTGCCATACATCACGCTCATGTTCTCGTCGATTGGGTCCATCTGCACAGCCTCTTCAGGCTTCTTCAGGATTTCATCGATATTCGGAATGCGGATAGCCTCGTACATGCGCTTGTATGCTTCGTAAAGATCGTGAAGCTGTGGCGCTGATCGTGCCATCTCCAACACCGCCTGTGCCTGTGCAATGCGCTGGGCTGTCGAGAAGATGTTAGGGTCGCTGACTGGAATCACGTCAATGCGATCATCAAAGTCAGAACGATAGATGATTTCAGACGCGCCAGCGTGTGAGAAGCTGAACTCGTCTGGAAGATTCTCTGCATTTAGCTCCGCAAGCAGCTTGAACTCTTGGCCTTGTGCATAGTGCAAACGCTTGTGGATGGCGCTGAATGCCTTTGATCCCTGCTCAATAAGCGCAACTGTTGACCCAACTGGAGCGTTTGGATTCACATCACCGACGTTCAAGTCAGCCGTACTTGCGAAACGCTGCCCTGCTTCCACAATGTACCCTAGCAAACTGAACAGGGAACTGCTTGGTTCTTTGAACGGCAATGGCATGATTGCCTTGTTCACGTCATCAACTGTGCTGTCGAGGTCAACAAACTCACCGGGGTTGACCTGAATGTCACCGCCATTGACGCGCCCACGCAGCTTGAAACCACCCTGCATGTTGGCGAATGCTGCGCTGTCGAGTAGGGCGCGAAGAGATCCTGTCGCTGCCTTACCCAAACCACCGATCATGTGGTAGAGGCCAAAGCCATAGAAGCCAAGGCCCGGTAGGAACTTGTAGCTCACAAACCAGTCACGACGCTTCTTTGTTTCGTCGTCTTGGTTCCAGTTGCGTCGGATGCTGACGATGCGCTGGTTATCGTAGTCGAGGGTCACGACATACGGCAAAGCCACCGCGTTTTCGTCTTCGTCATCTACTGCGCCATCAATGCCGTCAAACAGCTCGTAGACGTGCATCTCAATCAACGTCATGACCTTGTCTTGTGCGTCATCCATGTATTCATCGACGCCTTCGATCTCTCCGATCACGTCATCGACTGGGTCAGATGTGTCGCCAAAGTAGCTGGTCGGTAGGTAATATCCGTTTTTAACGTACTTATTGAACTCGTTCTTCGGCATCCGAATGATGTGCGTGTAGCGTGGGGATGTGTAAAGATCCTTGCTTTCTGGCGCGACAACGAAGTCTTCTGCCTTCACGAACTGGCTGCACTGGCGGTCCATGTTGGCGTCCCACCAGACCTTTTTGAACGTGTGGCCGATCAAAGGTAGGTGGAATAGCATCTGGTCCAAGTCTGGGAAATACTCAGGCATCTCCTGAGTGACCTGATAGTTCATGAACTCGCGCACACGACGCGCCTGTTCTTCCATTTCTTCGTTGGGTTCGCCAACGATCACAGTCTTCACTGGACCGCCTGATGGATACAGCTCTGCGATGGCTCTTGCGTTGAACTGGGTTGCTGCCTCTGCGATCATTGGGTGGACGACAACGGACAGACCGCGCGTTGCGCGTTCATCTTCGCTTTCGTCTAGTCCACCGTCTGGGTCGAGGGTCTTCAAGCCTTGTTTGTAGCGCTCTTCCCACTCTGATCGTGCTTCCCTGTCGTTCTCGAAGTCGCCAATGAGATCCTGTGCAGTGCGCAGTAGGTCGCGCTCGTCAATGATTTCAGCGAGGTTCTGATCAAACTCAGCGTCCTCAAGCTCTTCCATCATGTCCAGCTCTGGATCACCAATTAGAACATCGCCATCTTCAAGCTCTTCAACAATCAGATCATCGGGTGGAGCGCCTTCGGCAAATGGAATGATGTTTTCTGGTTCAGCCATAGAGCGTCATCCTTTTAGTTTCTACAAATTCATCATCTTCTGGGTCTTCGCTATGCCCAATGAACCATCCCTTGCGTAGCCGTAGCCAAGCCTGTGTGCATGTATCAACGATATCATCGTTGGGATGCGCTGGGAAGGCTGCACAAATGTCAATTAAGTCTTTAGCCCATTTTCGGTTGGAAGGGAAGAAAATCCTTCCGTCTTCCAAAATAGCGCTTGACGCATGTGCGCGGGCTTCCTTGTCCCGATCTGGGCTATAGGGTACGACAGGAACGCCAGCCATGCGCAGATCCTGTAGCAGAGATTGGCCTGACGCCTTCTTTTCGATCAGCACTGCGTCGGGTTGCCAGTCGTCGTATGCCTCTTGCGCCAGCATCCGTAGCTCTGGGTAGCTGACCTTGTCCCACCAAGCTTCGAGAACAATGGCGCAGTCATAGCCTTGGTGCTTAAACACGCCCCACGTTGTTCTTGCGCTGTAGCTGGAGCTTTCCTTGGACTCGAATGCGGTGTCGTAAGACTGGATGACGTAGTCGATCTCTGGCATTTCTTCCTTCTCCCAAGGAACCCACCAGCTTGCCTTCAGGATACCACCACCCTTCGGACTGGGTCGCTGCTGGAGCTGACCAGCCGCTGCGTAGCTGCCAAGGCTGCGCTCAAGAGTGTCGAGTGTTCTGTCGTCGATGCGCTGGGGCCAGAGCAGTTCGCCTTCTGCTGTGCGCGGATCTGTGAAGCCAAGGCTGGATCTGGTTGGCGTTGGGTGTCCGATCTCGTACCGCGCTGGGAGACAGAGGTGGTCCCACTCTTCGCCCAGCTCATTGGCTAGGATGTGGCCAGTCAAATCCTGTTCATGGACGCGCTGCATGATGATGACGAATGCGCCAGTGCGTGGGTCATTGAGTCGGGTCTGCATGGCTTGGTCCCACCATTCGATAACACCTTCGCGCACCTTGGCGCTGTCGCTGTCCACGACGTTGTGTGGGTCATCGATGCAGATGATGTCACCACCGTCACCAGTCAGAGCGCCCCCAACTGAGGTGGCGATGCGGTAGCCAGTCTTGTCGTTCTCAAACCTCTGCTTCTGGTTTTGGTCGCCAGTCAGCATGAACTTGTCTGCGAAGTGTCGCTTGTACCACGGACTATCGATCAGGCGTCGGCACTTGGTGCTGTCCCTGATGGACAGGGACGATGCGTAGGATGCGTAGAGAAACTTCTTGTGTGGCGCTCTGGTCCACGTCCACGCTGGAAGCGCCACAGCCACGCTGATAGACTTCATGTGACGCGGTGGCACGTTGATAATCAGGCGCTTGATGTCGCCTTCTACGACGGCCTGTAGGTGGTCTGAGATAGCGTCAACGTGCCAGTTGTTCTGGAACTCGACGCCCGGCTCAATCGTCGGCCAAGCTGCTTTCGTAAACTCCCTCAATGATCTGCGGTATTTCTCCGCTCTGACCTGATCCAAGGTGAGATTGCTCAAAAGCTCGTTCAATTGCTGAGAGTTCATCTACGCCAATCCTTGTAAGATCCAGTGTTACTCTGTTCTCTGTTTCTACTTTGTGTTCTTGCTTATCGACCCAGCCAGCTCTGTTTTTCAGGAAGAAAATGATGGCTGTATTGTCACGATCTACCGTGGCATTATGGAAGAGCGCGTTGGTAACTTCTTCGATGCCAAGGGACTCGCCCCTTTTTATTGCTTCCGAAAATTCCGAATTTTCTGCCTGATAAAGCTGGAAGGTAGAGACTGAAATACCTAGCGCTCTTGCGCACTGTTCCTTCGTCAAACCCTGCGCCATGAGCTGTTCTGTTCGTTTTAATACTTCTTCGTTGATCTCAAACTTTGGCCGACCAACTGGTTTTTTCTCTTTGGCTTTCGACATCTGTTTGCCTTTCATTTTTTGTAAAGATAATTCAATTATATAAAAAAAGAAAGACCCACCGAAGTGGGTCTAGTCATGAGCATCAGGCTCACAGGCAAAAAAAATCCATTGATTCCTGATCACATGGTAAAACTTTTTGCGGTTTCTGTACACATTTTTTTTGGATTGGGCGTGATACCAACGCGACCAAGGTCGAGCCGATCAGCATCCCAGCAGACTTTGACTGTGATATTGTCGTGATCTGTGTATCCATCTGAGTGGTAAATCATGGCTTCTTTGAGTATGCCCATATCGCGATTGGAGATGTCGAACATCTTGCCTCGCAACTCTTCTGCGTGGAAGGCTGCTCGAAGTCCGTGTTCTTTGTCGCGGTATTCATCGTTGCGTTCTACGTCGTGTAGAATGGCGAAGAGCTTGACGATGTTTTGGTTTGCCCCTTCGTGTTCAGCTAGAATGAGTCCAGCGTTTAGGACGCGCATCCAGTGGTTCCATCCGTGATGGCCGCTGTGATCTAGCTTGTAGTGGTTGTAGCAATGCCTTGCGAGTTCCTTTGTTACCATGCAAGCATCACCACAAGTAAGGCTAGGACGAAGACGATGAAGGCAGCGCCAGCGATTGTTTCTTTGACGATGCCGTTTGGTTTGTTGTCGTGGATATCGACGTGACCTTTGAGGTCGATTGAGATCCACTGATCTTTGTTGGCTGGGATTTCGCCGCGCTGCGTGTGGACCCAGATGTAACCAGATCCTTTACGCTTGCTTGTGTTTTTTTGTATCCAGTCTGGCATGTCTGAGTTGAAGCCAGTGAACTTCCAAGATTTAACTATCATCTTTTTTCTGCCTTTCTTCGTTTACCATTTTGACGAGTGCCTTGACTGAGTTGAAGACTTTGTCTTCTTCGTCTTTTGGCACGTCCATGTACTTGCGTACTTCTGCGAGTACGGCAGCTTTTCTTTCTTCATCCGTCATTCTTTTTTACCTTTCTCATTTTTGAAATGTGGACTGTGAAATGCACGTCATCGATGCGTACATTCCAAATACCCATGTAGTCGGTTTTTTCTACGACCTCTGCGGTTTTTCCGAAGTAGAAGTTTTTTGGATCGATGACTTCGACAGTGTCTCCAGATTTAAACTGTTGCCTGTGCATTTTTTCTCCAATCTGTGTAAAGTTTCTTGGCAGCGTCGTGCCATGTTGTTTTTTGGATTGGACTTTCAGCGTGGCGATGATGCCATGTTGCTGTGTCGCGAGTTGTTCCACAAGCTGCTGTTGTGGTTTTGTAGATTTTGCCAAGATAGATATATTTCTCTTCGCCATATGGTCTGTATAGGATGTGCGCGAATGCGTTTTCACCAGCTCCGAAGACTTTAGCGATGATGTCGAAACCATTCTTCTGGTGTTTCATGATACGATTGTAAGACATTACACGATCTCCTTTGCTTCCATGATTTCTAGTAGGTCAGCGCGTGACCAAGCACGACAGATGATGCGGTTCATTCCGTGTGCTGTATCTGCTGCGACCCACTTTAGGCCAAGCTTGTAAACAAGAATGTTTTCTGCGCCTTTGACGCACCACTCAGCAGCGCTTGTGCCAAGTCCGTTTCCGTTCCACTGTGTAGATTGTGTTTTAGTAAGTTTGATCATTTGCTTTCTTCCTTTCTCTATACACAATAGATAGTCATTCTGGCATTGGGTTCAATACCAAATCAAAACTTTTTTGCATTATTTGCAAATTATTTTTTACCCCAGATTTAGAGTGACTGGCATGTAGAAGCCGACTTGGGTATCGCTGGACCTTGCGTTGTGGTTACGTTCCCAGCGTAGGATGTTTACCTCGTCGGACATTTCGGATGCGACAGTGCAAGCGATCATGACAGCGATGGGATCGCCGCCCCCAGCCCAGAGGATGTAGTCGTTTGGACCGAAGTCTTGCAGACGTTCTCTTGCCTTGCTGATTGCGTGGTCTGGTTGGAACTGTGGTTTGTCTCCATCTTCGAAGAGTATTCTGAGTTTTCCGTACCGCGCAGCGTCGGACAGATCTGGCGTCCATCCGAATTTGTTTTCCTTGGGTCGTTGCACGACATAGACTGTATCATCCACTGACATTGCTTTGTTCCTTTCTATCGATTGCGATGCATAAATTATTGAGGCTGTTGGACGTGATAATTGGCTGTCCATCTTTGTGAGCTTTCCAGATGCTTTGATTGTACATCATTCGAGATCCGCTATTGATCAGCCACCCTTGGTATTCCCAAGGATGCTGAAGGTCGCCTTTGCGTCTGGTTTTTTTGAACTGAGGTTTCATGCTGTTGTTAACCACACATGTTAACTGAGCGAACTTCGTAACCACGATCACGCATGATCTTTGCAGCTTGTGTGCGGTTCCGTGCTGAAACGTAAATGTATTCGATGATTAGCTTTCCATTCACGTCAGTGTATGAAACTTCGATGTCGTATGAGTGTGTCATTTGCTTTCTACCTTTCTTTGATAAACGTCATTTATGTCTGAATAATGGCAGTTTCAAGATCTGCCATAAATAATTCTTACGAAACACCTTATTTATATAGGTATATATATAATTATATTATTATTATTATTATTATTGTCATTACGTCATACCCCCCCTTCTACCCCTCTTCTGGGGGTATAGGGGTAGGGGGGTCATAAGTGCTAAATAGTATCTGCCAAATTGACATAAATGCCATTAATACTAAGCCGTTGATATTAGGGCGAAAAACCGCCCTAATTAGCAATGACATAAATACTGCCATTAATGCGTTGGTGGTGCAAAGTAGGCGAAACGAGGCTTTCCACGCTGTCCTACGTTGGTCTGACGGCACTCAATGCCACGGTCTTCTGTGAGTGCGTCCATCACATCTTTGCGACGTTTGGGTTCGAGGTTTGCGAACTTGGAAACGGAGCGTGAGATGTCACGTTCAGTGATCCCTTCGAGGCCAGCCTTTTCGATCTTGGCAAAGACTTCTTTGCAGCAAGCTTGGAACGGACCTTCAGCCATGTTGAGCCTGAACATTTCGATGGTCTGGTTGGCGTAGTGATCGACATATTCGATTGCCCATGTGACGGCATCGGGACCGATCTCATCGTGGCCCATTGACCTTGCGATGATCAGGGACAGGCGCATGGCGATCTCGCGTGATCGATTGTACATGGCTTCCAGACCAGTGCCTGACTCCTTCTTGATTGCGTCTACCAGCCGCTCCTCATAATCGCGTAGGATGGTTTCAGCTTCAGGCGTGAAGGGAACTTCGATTGGGTGTGGTGGCATGTCGTGGATGTTACCAGCGTCGAGGGTTCCTTCGTGAGCTGTTGCGTGATCCTTTGCCCACTTTGCCAGACGATCACTGATCGATGACTGGCGCTTCTTCTGGGACATCTGGACACCGATCTCTGACTTCACGATGATGAAACGATTGAGCAGACCAGAGGCCACGTCGCCACCGCTGATGGCTTTGAGGAACTCGAAGGGTGTGGACATACCCACCAGTGTCAGTGATGGTCGCTTGATAACCTTCTCCAGCTTCTCAGCTTCGGCTGACTTCATGGTATTGGTTGCGTAACCTTGTTGGCGTAGCGTACCGTCTTGGCGACCAAAGACTTCCATGATGGCTGTGATGCCGTCTGCCTTGTGTTGCATTCCCTTGGCTGTGGCTGCTTGGAGCTGGCGTCCCAGTTCGTCAATGACGGAAACGTGGGTTGGCTTTTTGGTTAAGGTCGAGACAACGCCAGATCCTGATGTGTACCCTGCTGGCCCGATCAGCTCTTCGAGGTCAGCTTCTTCAAGTAGGTTTTCGAGGACGGTCTTTGTGTGTTCTTTGCCTGACCCAGTCTCGCCAATGTTTAGGAAGAACAGAGATGAGAAGTTTCTCTGGTCTGTAACCCAGCGCCGACCCATGACGACAGATCCAAATGCGAGTGCCGCTTGGACTGCAAACTGGGGTTGTGGCTTGATGGCTGTGACTGTGTAGTAGTTGACGACATCCTGTAGGATACCGGGGACACTCAGTAGGCTCTCTGGGATATTGTCGAGTGGGCCTGTTTCTTTCTTTGCGACTGGTGTCTTTAATATTTGCGCGGCCACTTGAGCGCCGTGTTCGATGGCCTCGCGATCATATTCGTACTCTTCATCTTGGGTGACGTTGAGTAGGGTGGCTGCTTCTTTGACAGCTTTGGTCATGTTGCCCTGATGTTCGTACTGCATCCAGAGTTCGAAGGCATCGAAGCTGTGGGCGCTGTCGAAGGGATCTGATGCATGGTGGCTATAGGCGCGACCATCATCGAAGAGTTTGACCCCAGCTAGACCAGAGGTGCTGTTGGGTGAGAGGTAGCGATTGCGACCTGTGCGCTTGTAGCCGTACTGCTCTAGGAGCGTGTGCATGTCGTAGGCTTCATTGAAGGTATCGATCACGGACGTGCCGTCGCCCTTTGGTCTTGGCTTGCGCGGTGGTTGGAACTCAGGCGCTGCCTTCCACGGACACATATTCTGTAGCTGTGGACGGAAACGGTCCCACTCTCTCCAGAGGGTCAGCAACTGGTGGGGCAACTCTGGCAACCCATCCCAAATAGATTTGCCAGCCCACTCATAGGGACGGCCAGTGTCTGGGTGAATTGATGGTGGTAGGACATCTTGAACGGCTCCAGCTCGAAGCTCGAAGACGACTTCGGTCTTGCGTGGGTCATCCTTGGTTGGCCATGAAATCTTGTGGGTAACAAGATCAGGTGGCGCTTTGAAGAGAAGCTTGCCACGGTTTTCACGTCCCACGATCTGGGGCGCTGAGTTCATGAGATCGCTGAAGTTGATGCCTAGCTCATCGAAGATAATCTTAGTGTGTTCGACATTATCGATGTCGATTGCGCATGTGCCTGACGCACTATGAAGTATCCCGACGTTGTGGGTTTCGTTTTTCTCATAGTATTCTTTTGCTGCCTGTGGATCTGATAGCGCTCGTTCTGGCTGCTGCCAACCGAATCTGGTTGGACCTTTAGAACCCGCTGGTATTGTTACCAGATACCACCCCAGTTTTGAGCAGTAATCTGATATGTTCATTTTGCTTCCTTTAGATACTCAGACAGTTTCTTCCATGTATTAAGACTGATTTGCTCATTGCCATCGGCCACACCTTTTACAGTTGGATGTGACAGACCAGACTTCTCTGCGACGACAGTCAGACGCCTGTCTTGTAAGGCATTTCGGATGTCATCTAGTGGCATTAGGTTTGTCATAATTTATTGCTCCTCACTTACTGAATTTTTATTTTTTACAAATTCTTCTTTACAGGCTGAAATAATTTCTGTAAACCGATTTTTGTAGAGAGAGAAAAGAAAGGAAATTGCCATGAGCAATATTGACGGTTTAGCCGCTGAATGGTTGGCTATCAAGGCGCAAGAAAAAGAAGTGATCGCGAAGCGCCACGCGATTGAAGAGCAGCTAGTCAAAGCTTTAGAAGCGAAAGACGAAGGCTCGATTTCCCACAAGCTCGAAAGCCACAAGGTGACGCTGACACAGCCAGTTTCACGCAAGGTTGATCCATTGATGTGGGACAAGGTCAAAGACAAAATCCCAGAGCATATGCATCCAGTAAAGACAACTGTGTCTGCTGATGCAG